ACGAGGATGCACCAGTAGATGCTCTACCTTGTGGTTTTGAGGGTTATAACTTCAGAACTTACTCAACCGCAACATCTCCTTTCCCTGTTTACAAAACTAAGTATGATTTCCCTGGTGAAGTTATTTTTAACCCACCTTTTGGAGCACCGATTTTAAGTCCGGGGGACAACGTACGAAGAACTTACTTAGGTATTTCGAACAACAATAGTTGGGATGGTAATTACTATGAGTATATTGGAAAACAGAATCCAATCTCAACTTGTGACATAGAGGGTGGTGAATGGAACTACAGATCTCAAGGTTTCCACATGGACAAAAACGCATCTGGTATAACAATATCAGACGCATTTACAACATCGGGAACACCAAGGTTTGTTTGTGGAGACGCAGCGTTTTCGTCAGAACCTAACAACCCAACAAGTCCATACTATCGAATTTACTCAAGAAAATTCACTTTCTTAGTTCAAGGTGGATTCGATGGATGGGATATTTACAGAGAACACAGAACTAATAGTGATAGATATGTCTTAGGTAGATCGGGTTATCTCAACGGAGCTTGTCCTGACAATAGATATCCTAACGCTGTTGGATGGGGTGCATTCAAACAAATTGCGGTTGGTGACGGAACTCAGGACTTCGCTAATACTGACTACTACGCATACTTGTTAGGTATTCAAACATTTGCCAACCCTGAAGCAGTGAATATAAATGTCTTCGTATCTCCGGGTATTGATTATGTTAACAATAGTGACTTGGTTGAAGCAACTATCGATATGATCGAAAACGACAGAGCGGATTCTCTTTATATTACTACCACACCTGACTACAATATGTTCTTACCAACAACAACAGGTATAGATGGATTAATTTATCCTCAGGAAGCGGTTGACAATTTAGAAACAACAGGTATTGATTCTAACTACACAGCAACTTATTACCCATGGGTATTGACTCGTGATAGTGTGAACAATACACAAATCTATATTCCAGCAACTGCTGAGGTTACAAGAAACTTGGCCTTAACCGATAACATCGCTTTCCCTTGGTTCGCGGCGGCAGGTTATACAAGAGGTATTGTGAACTCAATTAAAGCACGTAAGAAGTTGACACAAGAAGATAGAGATACTCTTTATCAAGGAAGAATCAACCCAATTGCAACCTTCTCTGACGTGGGTACGGTAATTTGGGGTAACAAAACTCTTCAGGTGAGAGAGTCAGCTCTTGACAGAATCAACGTAAGAAGATTGTTACTACAAGCTCGTAAATTGATTTCAGCTGTTTCTGTAAGATTGTTATTTGATCAAAACGACCAACAAGTAAGACAGGACTTCTTGAACTCAGTAAACCCAATCTTAGACGCTATACGTAGAGATAGAGGTTTATATGATTTCCGAGTTACCGTTTCATCAGATACTGCTGATTTAGATAGAAATCAAATGACTGGTAAGATTTATATCAAACCAACAAGATCCTTAGAATTTATAGATATTACATTCTATATCACACCTACAGGAGCTTCATTTGAGGATATTTAATAAAAAAAATGAAAAAAAAAACGAAAAGGGAGACAAGTTCTCCCTTTTTTTATTATCTTTGTGCACATTAAAATAAAAAAGACATGGTTAATAAACAAGTTTTCGAACAAAAAAATCCTAAAAATGGTTTGGGTGTTATGAAGTATTATTCTTTTGATTGGGACGATAATTTAATGTATATGCCAACTTTTATTAGATTAAAAGATATAAAGGGTAATACGGTCAATATGACAACAATGGATTTTGCTGAGTATAGAGAGTTAGTTGGAAAAAAACTTTTCGACTACAAGGGTCAGACGATTGTTGGTACTAAGGAAGATGCTTACGTCGAATTTGGTATCACGTATGACCATCAGTTTTTAATTGATTGTATGTTTTCTCCAACAGGTCCGGCTTGGTCAGATTTTGTGGAGGCCATCAACAATGGGTCGATCTTCTCAATTATTACGGCGAGAGGTCATAAACCATCTACCTTAAAACAAGCGGTCTACAATTTGATTAAGGCCAATAAACACGGAATCGATTCGAATCAACTTGTTAAAAATCTTTCCAAGTACAGAAAGATGGCGGACGAAAGTAAGTTGTCCAAAGATGACTTAATAAATAGTTATTTAGATTTGTGTCAATTCCACCCTGTATCATATGGAGTAGGTGCTGCAGCTTCACCAGAGAAAGGTAAGATTAAAGCTATGGAAAGTTTTATCAACCACGTTAGATTAATATCTTATCATCTACAAACTAAGGCATTAATGAAAAATAAAATAAGTAATTATTTTACACCATTTATTGGTTTTTCAGATGATGATGAGAAAAATGTAGTAAGTATGAAAAATCATTTCGAATCAAAAGATGAAGAAATCCTACAAACATATCTTACATCAGGAGGTATAAAAAGAAAATATTAATTTTTAATATTAATTTTAACTGGTTCTAGATGTAATTTATTAGGAAAAAAGCAAAAGTAAATAGAAATTTTTTGTTTGTCGTATATTTATAATAAAAATAAACGAAAAACTAATACAAAAAATTATGGCTGATTTACTGATGAAAATGCCAGTTCCGTATGAACCAAAACGACAGAACCGATTCATACTTCGATTTCCAAGTCCATTAGGTATTAACGAATGGTTCGTAGAAAGTGCTTCTAGACCATCTATTAAAATCGGATCTACGGAAATTCAATTCTTAAATACCTCTACGTTTGTTGCTGGTCGATTCAATTGGGATCCAATCACAGTAAAATTCCGAGATCCAATTGGACCTTCAGCTGCTCAAGCTTTGATGGAATGGGTGAGATTATGTGCTGAATCTGTTACGGGTCGTATGGGTTATGCTGCTGGTTACAAACAAAACGTGGATTTAGAGATGTTAGACCCTACCGGAGTTGTTGTAGAAAAATGGATATTAGAAGGTACCTTTTTGACTGATGTTAATTTTGGATCTTTGTCTTATTCCCAAGATGCTTTAGCTGACATTTCAGCAACACTTCGTATGGATCGTTGTATACTTGTATACTAAAAAAGTCCTGAATATAAAATTAAACCTGTATGGATAATATCCATATGGGTTTTTTATTTACTAAAAAGTAAGTTTTTTTATATTTAAAATAAAAATCGACTATGGAAAACGAATCAAGACATTATGGTCAAATGGACTTTAATTTACCTCATGATGTGGTATCTCTACCATCTGGTGGTAAATTTTATACGTCAAAGAAAAAAAGTGTGAAAATTGGATACCTGACTGCTTCAGATGAGAACACACTCCTAAACATGAATCCTAATAAAACAATCAAGGAGTCAATTGTTTTACCTTTATTACGGAATAAATTGTATGAATCGGATATTCGACCTGAAGACCTTTTGGATGGGGATATTGAGGCTTTGTTGATTTTTTTAAGAAATACTTCCTTTGGTCCTGAATACGCTGTAAGTGTAATTGACCCACAAACAAACAAAGAATTTACGGCTACAATTCTATTAGATGAGTTAAATATAAATAAAACAGAAATAGAACCTGATTCTGATGGTTATCTTGAAACTAAACTACCAAGAACTGGATCTCAAGTACGACTCAAGTTTTTAACTATGAGAGATGCTATCGAAATCGAAAGAATTGTTAGTGAATATCCTGCTGGTAGACCCGCGCCATTAGCGACACTTAGATTATCAAAAATGATTGTCGATATTGACGGAAACAAAGACCGTGGGGACATAAGTAAATTTGTGGAAAATATGCCAATTATGGACTCCAAACATATTAAAAACTTTATGTTGAAAAACGAACCACGATTAGACCTATTAAAAGAAGTTATAGCCCCGTCCGGAGAAAAAGTAATGGTAAACATTGCTTTTGGGGTGGAGTTTTTTCGGCCTTTCTTCTAATTATTCTAAATTTTTATTGGATGAATTTTATTTGATGGGTAAAATTTTACGCACGTCATACTCCGACTTTCTAAAAATGCCAACTTACGTGAGAAAATATCTTATTGAGAAGATAATTGAAGAACACAAAAAAAGTTAGTCACAATATTTATTGTAAAATAATTAATAAGATATGTTTGCTCCTCCATCCTCTCCAAATGACAATATTGTCAACAAAAGCCTTGGTCAACCTGATGTTGGGGAGGTGTCAACAAAAATAACTGATGAGTTATTACAATTAGAAAAAGTTGTTGGTGATTTACAAAACATAATTACAAATCCGGTAGCCGGAATTTCGGGTTTATTTAATCAGATTGCTAGTCAAGTAGGACCAAAAGGTTTAATGGAAGCTTTAGGTAACTTAGACAAGGAGGCAAGTAAACTAATAAGAACTTTTGGTATAAGTAAAGAAAGAGCGGGTGAACTTACTCAAACTGTTGCCGATGCAATACCCTTATTTGTTGAAATGGGGTTAGATGTTGGTGATGTTGGTGAAACAATCAAAACTTTAGGTGATAGTATGAACACAAAC